AAGGCTGATTTAGAAAAGGCGATGCGCGGCAAGTGCGGCGCGGACTTCGTGAGCGTTGAGATACGGGATACGCCGTATCAACCCGGTAAATAACCCCACACAACAAAAAGCCCCGGCACTCGTCACCGGGGCTTTTTCTATGCTTCCCACATCTCCACCCACCTATCAAGCGGGATGTCATGGGCACAGTCTGGACAGTGTAACGCCGTCGCGCCGTTCATAATGTGCGCGGCCAGCCTAGCCTTTGCCCGCTTCAACGTCTCCGCTTTCCCGTCCCCCGTCAAGGTCTGGAATAATTCCAGAGCCTTGTCTAACGCCGCCTCTGCCTGTTCGAGTGGGGTTTGCGCGTGGGGACTGTACTCCGTTTTGAGATGGGCGGCGAAGTCCCCGATACTCCATCCACTCTCACACGCTACCGCTAAATCCTGTAAACAGTTCCAGAGATTTTCGTCCCGTCGCCAGTGGGGATACAACGCCGCGAAAAACCAGGGCGATAACTCATGCGCGGCCCGCCGTAAGATGTCCCAGGCGAAACGGCGCGACGCGGGTTCCACTTCATCGAATACCGCCCGCACTAGGGACGAATACACCTCAGCCGCCCCCGCCCATTTGTACAGAGTCGAGATGGAACGATGAGTATATCCCGCCATCTTTATCATGTCGCCTTCGGTGTACTGGCCCCGGATACACCGCGCCCGATGTGCGTTACGCCACTTGGCGGCGTTTTCGTGATGGGAGTCGCGTATGGCAAGGGTAAGGAGATGGGTGATATTCATACCTTCACTATCTCCATCTCAAGCCGGAAATGCACCGCCCGCGCCTTACTCGCCACGATGTCAATGCAGTAGCGATCATCAGGAAAAACAATATTCTGTGCGGCATCTAAAACCGCCTTGATGACATTATCCAAATCGTAACGGTACACATCCGGGGCAAGGTAGCGCATGGTCAGTTCAAAGGTTTGAGCCTGCTCTAACGGTTGCGCTTCGGCCTGTTGCATCTGGACACGGAGCGCGTATCCTAACGCCGCTTTACTCGCCAGATAATCCTGCGCTTCCTTCTTGACGAATTTTCCGCGCTGGGTCATGCGTACATATGGTTTGATTTTCTCGTGATAAATGAATTTCATCGTGTCACCCCCAACAACGCCGCGACCACATCGAACCCCCAATTATGGCTAAGGATGGGCGGGATATTGGCGTAGGCTCTCTGAAACGCCCCCCGCACGTCGTCAAGTAGCAGTTTGCACGCTAACGCCTCGCCTTGCCCGTCCTGTGGCGTTTGGGCGGCCTCTAGCGCGGCGGCGAGCAGGCGGATTTGCCCGCGCAACTCGTCAACGTCATCACCCTTATAATTCGACAAGTCAAGCGGGTTCGCGCCGATGTCCTCGGCTTCATCGTTCTCCCATCCCCAATCGTCGCGTACAGGCGGGCGGGAACCTTCCAGGCGTTCAAACTTCGCGGTGTACTGTGCTTTTGGTTCACTCATAATGTCCTCACGCAATCCCATCTGGTAAGCAAAAATTATCGGGAATTAGAATGATTTGCTCATTTTCAAAAATCCCCATCGTCTCGCCCTTCTGTTGTACGTACAGCACAATTTCAGGGGCATCCGGGTCAGGGGTAACACCAACCACAAGCGCAAGGCCACCCGGCCAATCTCCAATGCGCTCCGTCAAAACGTACCGCCCGATCAGTTTATCGGCGGCGTGAGTGTTGATTAAATCTAATGCGCTCATAATCTCATCTCCTAATCTAAAACGGCGTAAGGTATCCCGGCTCCCATGCCTCTGCCCGCGCCCGCACTTCAGCGAGTTCACACGCGCGGCATACCGGGCGGGTGTTGACGTGATACCAACCGAGCGCGACGGCTTCAGCACCGCTTGTTTCTTCGTCGGCGCGGTCACGGTGGAACCGCAGGCGGGACAGGTCAGGGTGTGGGGTTTGCGGGGTTTCATCGGGTGGGTTCCTTCTCAACCAACTTCGCACAGGTTTTACACAATCCCGTCGTGTGTCTTTCGTCACCAGGATTGAACGGGTAAACTTCCGCCCCGCAAAGCGCGTAACGGCTTGCTTCGCTTTTTGCGTAGTGCTTTTTCAACGTCGTAGAAACTTTTACGGTTTTGCTCATCTCTTTCACTTTCTCCAATATCGCCCCGTCATCAGCCGCAACGGGTTGCAATAATTCAGCCAACGCCGCCCGTAACGGGTCATGCCGGGCGAAGTGTGCGGCGGCTTGCTGATTGGCAGTGCGCGCGAGTTGTTCGGGGGTGGGTTTACGGGTGGTCATGGTTGCGCGTCCTTCGCAGTTTCACATACCATCTTGTAAGCGCGTGAGGCTAAACGTAGTTTGCAGTCAATTTTATGCGCTTCTTCATCGTCAACAAGACAATAATTACAATAACTAGACTGATTCAAGCGCAGGGCTTCGATATAGTATCGTGCGGCCATTGCTTCCTGCTTTGAGGCGGCAAGTTCTTGCGTTAGTCTCTCGGCTTGTCCGAGTAAACTCTCGATTTGCTCATCTACATCAACGTCATGTTGCGAGCGACGGCACATACAATCAGTTCCACCTACGCAAAACTGCCCGTATAAATGGTTATCGGCGGGATGTCCACATTTTTTACAAGTCATCTCTCACCGTCCTGCCCGTCCCCTTCCGCCCGCCCCGCCTGGGCGCGGAGTTCGTCAAGCGTCAGGCTATCCGCAACAAGCAAGGCCACGCGGATTACGTCGCTGGTTGACAGCTTCACAGGGGATAAATGGTTCAATTTCGCTTTCAGGCTTTCAAAATGAGGCAGGGTATCCGCTACCCGCGCCCGGTAGGTGGTAAGGGATTTTGTTAGTTTCGTTTTCATCCTACACACCCACTTGAATATTCGAGAAATCGAACATAGTCGGCTGTTGGGATAATAATTCAGCTTCACGCAGATACTTTCCTGCCCATTCCCAATAAGCCCGTTTGAGTTCCACCCCAATAAATTTGCGTTTCATCTTTAGGGCAATGTAGCCTTCCGAACCAATTCCCGCAAACGGTGAGAAAACCGTTTCCCCCGGATTTGACCAGAGATGGATACAACGCTCGATGACATCCAACTGCAACGGGCAGATATGCTTTTCATCTTCGCTGTCACTGGCAATCCGTCCATTCAGGACGTTGGTTTGTTGGATGTCGAACCAAACCGGGGACGCATATCTCTGCCAAACATTGATACTAAATTGACGGGGGTCAGTTTCGGGATTCTCAATGGGTGGTTCTGTCCCTACGTATCGATCGAAACGATATTCGGTATTTCCATCCAGATTGACGGGTTTAGGACGGTTAGCGTCCGGTGTCCACTTGCGAAGGACTAGCAAATAATCAGCCATCCCTTGCCGAGATCCCGTCGAGTCTTTGCAAAGTTCCTTATGCAACAAACCATGATTTTTCGTCCGTTGCATCTCGATCACTGGGTCTTTCCAGATAGTGACGCGAGAGTGATATACCCACCGGGAACCATCTTCGAGTTCTACCGCCTCGAAGGCGGCGCGGCAATCGCCAGGGAAATCATATAAGCCCATTGCCCCGTCCCGGTTCAAATAAAGCGGCAAATCCTTGACGTGAAGGACCGCCAAACGGCCAGGGATAGTCACCCGTAACAACTCAGGGATAAGATAGCTGAAGTGTTGAAAGAATTCAAGATGGTTGGCAGAGTTCCCCATATCCGCAATCGAATCGGAGTAGATATACAGATTTGAGAAAGGCGGAGAGAACACAGACAAATCAATCGAGTTGTCTGGTAATTCTTTCGTAGCCTGCACGCAGTCATTGAGATAGAGCGTCCAATCCCTCCCCTTCATCACATCGGTTTCAACTTGCGTGACGGGGCGGTAGTCCACCGCACGGAATGAGTGTTTTTTCATAGCAGTATTCATTTTGGTTTGCATCTCCTGAAATTGGTCTTGTTTTTCTTTGAGCGTTTGAATAATCGAGCCTTCCGACTCGGCATAAATAATATGACAATGGACGGGGCGGGTTTGTCGGAAACGATACGAGCGGCGAATAGCCTGATAAAATTTTTCAAAGGAGTAGGATACTCCGACAAAAATCATTTGATTGCAGTGTTGCCAGTTCAAACCGTAACCCGCAATATCCGGTTTTGTAATCATCAGGCGGGCTTTCCCATCCGTGAAAGCGGATAACTTTTCTTCCTTCGCTTTGACAGTATCACTTCCCCTGACTTCTAACGCCTCTGGCAAAAGCCGTTGTAATTCATCAGCTTCGTAATTAGTATCACACCAAATCAAAACAGGCTCATCTTTCGGGAGACTTTCCACAATCCCTAACGCCATCAACGCCCTGTCATTCGCTGTTGCGCGTTTTTCGCGGTGCATATTCGTCGCACTCAGATGGGCATCCAAGAAAAGCCGAGACTGTCCAAACTTATCGCTTTGCTCAAACGCACGGGAGTGGTCAACCCCTACTCGATGTTCAATAATATCGAGCGGCGGAAGCTCAAACCCGTCATTCGGATACCCCAAGTCCGCA